TTCCAGATCATGCTTATGATTGCGTAAGATATTATGTTGCATATCACGGAGTAGGTTTACCAATAGTGCATAAGAAGCCGCCGAAACGAAGTTTTGCATACTATAATCAAGTCTTTAAAAATAAGAATAATTTGATTAATCAAGGTTAATGGCTAAAAAAGTTTCGATAGACCTTTCAATTACTACACCTTGGGGACTAAGAATTTCTCAAGCTAATAAGTATTATAAGAAATGGGAAAACCGTTTTCGTTGTGATACATTAGAAAATTATTGGGAAGGTTTTCAATGGAGATTAGCAAATGGAGTACAGATAGAATTATCTGGGTCCCGCCGGCCATACACAGTAAATCTAGTTTATACTACGATCAAAAGAAAAGTAGCAAACATAACGTATACTTATCCTGAATTTATTCTAACCCCGCGGCCTGGACAAATGGACTGGAATCAGGATTTTGCTGTAAGATCAGCGCAGTTAAAAGAAGACGCTCTAAATACTAAGGTTTCAGATCCTAGATTAGAATTTGTAGATGATATACGTTATGCGGCTTTAGATAGTTTCTTTAGATTTGCTGTAATGGAAGTTGGATATTCTAAAGACTGGCAGAATCCTAATGCACCTAAACTTGAGATGGAATCTCATGAGGATCCATTAATTTCTGATACAAAAGATCGTGTTGTAAAGTATGATGAACTTCCAGATAATGAAGCAGTATACACAAAATGGATCTCTGCAAGAAGATTCAGAGTCAGCATGTCCGATAATGTTAAACTACGGAATTGTGATTGGTGCGGCTATTATGGTTTTATCTCCAAAAAGGTTCTTCAAGAAACTGAAGGTATTAAATTTCCAAGTAACTATGATACAAAGTACTATAGTATAGATACTGCGGACGCATTAGATTATTTTAAAGAAAATAAGATTGAAGGTATCTCTGATCTGGAGGACGGCGAACTTTGTAAAGTTTGGCATATTTGGGACAATATTAGTAAGAAAAGGTTATTGATTTTAGATGGTCCATTCGTTGAAATGTATTCTGAGTCTTTTGAAAGGCTTCCTTTCGCTACTTATAGAAGTGATATCTCCCTTAAAGGATGGTATCCTATTCCTCCTGTATGGCAATGGTTATCTCCACAAAATGAAGTTAATGAAGCACGAGAACAAATTAGAAGATATAGACGTCGTGCAACACGAAAATTTGAAGTCTCAAAAGGCGACCACGATACTGATGAATTAGAAAAATTAAAAACAGACGAAGATGGCTCTATTATTGTAACTAAGAGAAAAGATGGAAATCCTTCAGTTAGGCCAATCCAAAATCCACAAATAGATGCAAATATTGTTGATGGATTAACGATGGCTAAAGATGACTTTGATATAGTTGCAAGTATTCCTGTAGCTCGCGGGCGCGCAAGTGATAGACAAACTGCTACAGCTACTAGACAAATAGCTTCAGACCAAAGTATAGTAGAAAGTTTAGAACAAATAGATTTCTCTCGATTCGTTTCTGCCGTAGGGAGAGAAATGTTACTCCAGATGGGAGAAAAATTAGAGCAGGGATTCTGGATTAAATCTTCATTAGACCCTGGTAATCCAGAGGATATTTTTTCTGAGGTTCAAGATAAACAGCCTATCTATAATTATATCACTTCTCAAAGTCTTGTAGATGGATATGATTTCGATATTATCTGTAATGTCGTTAATTCTACTCCTGAAAACATGGTAAAAGAGAAAGCTTCTTTTATCGAGTTTCTTTCTTTAGTTACACAATTTCCTGCCATAGCAATGTCTCCTACATTAGTTAGAGAAACAGCATATCGTTGCGGATATAAAAATGAACGTGTTATACGTGAATATCAGAAAATGGCTATGCTTGCATTAATGGAAAAGGCAAATATGGCTGGACAAAGTGTAGCAGCTCAAGGATTAATTCCTCAAGGAAATCAAGATAATGGGGCAGCCGCAGGTATGGCTCAAAGGCAAATGCCTAATTCTCTTAATGATATTACGGCTCAACTTTATTCTCAGGTAGGTCAATAATGATAGTTGAATCAGGTAATGGATTTCAAGTTAAGTCTGAATCAGGTTCTAAGAATTTATCTAAACCAGGTTTAAGTAAGAAAGCCGCAGTTAAGAGACTACGAGAAGTAGAATATTTCAAACATAGGAGTGCAGCTAACACTGTAAAACAATATGGAAAATCCGGACGAGACACCGATTAAGAAGAAAATAGTTAAGAAATCTAAAATGCACGACCGCCGCAAGGGTGCGACTAAAGGTGAACAAAGAAAGGCTCATATTGAAAGAATAGCTGGAAATATGGCTAAGTTTTATGGTAAAAAGGGTGATAGTGTAGCTGAAATGCGTCCAAAATCTAAAGTGTATTAGGAGATTATATGTTACTAAGGAAATTATTCTACTTAAATCAACTAACTATTGATGAAAAAGAAGGTGATGAAAAACCTGGCGGAGGTGATGAAGCCAAACCTACTTTAGATGAGGCTATAGATAAAGCAACTAAAGATTTAGATAAAGATGATGAAGATAGCAAGAAGGATGATGATAAAGAGGATGATAAGAAGGAAGATACTGATGATAAAGATGAAGACGAAGATGAAGATGAGGAAGATGATCTAGATGAGGATCAAAAAATTCAGGCTAAGAACGTCTTTAAACTTCTTAATAATCCTAATACTTCAATAGAGACTTTAAGAGCATTAGCCGCGCAAGCGGGATTAAAGTTAGAACAAATAGAGACTAAAAAAGAAGAGACTGCTGCAAAGAAAACGATTAAGGACATCGTAAAGGATAAAATAGGGGCTAAGTATCCTTTCTTAACAGAAGATTTAGGCGATTTACTTGAAGATTTATTTAAAACTCAAATAACCGAGTCTACAAAAGACATTAGAACTAAGATTGCTGAGGGTGAACTTAATATACTTAAGGAAAGAATTGTTGCAGCTCAGGAAAAAGTAGTTTCTGAGTATGTAGATGTTCCAGTAGCAGTTTTAAAGGAATTTGTTAGGATGCAGGAAAATGGTGAGATTGTTCCTGGACCTAAACAACCTCCAGAAAAATTTATTAGGTTAGGAATCCGCGAGGCTGCGGAAAACCTTAAAATTTCACTAGTTAAAAAGTCTACAGGTTCTAGTGAAAGTACGTCTAAAAAGAAATCATCTCCATTAGATGAGTTAACGTCAAAGAGTAGGTCTTCTTCCAGTTCCATGAAAGATGGGATTAAATCTACCCAAGTCAAGAATATTAACGATGCTATAAGACTTGCAGAGGAGTCTATAGCTAAAGAAATGAAGAAGGCATAGAATGAAAGAGCGAAAAGTTAGTTTTGGTCGAATGCTTTTTGCGCTTGGAATTTTATCTGCTCAAATTTATTCACTAATTCTTCTTTTTTCTCATCATACTTATGAAGGAGTCTCACTTGCAACTATAACTTTTGGTGATACCGCGGCACCTTCAGATATTGCAAAATATTTTGATGCCTTATTTACCCAAAGTTTGGCGAATAGTCGAGGTTTGTTAGTAGATCAAATCGGTGCAAGTAACGCTTTCTTGCACATGATTATGAAATCAGATTCTTATGAGTCCGCGGATGGTGGAACACACATTGAAGAAGAATTAATGTATGCTCTTTCTCCGATGGAATCTTATGATGGATTTGATGAATTAAGTACTGCTGAAACTGATGGTGTAACTGCCGCAATTTATGAGTGGCGTCAGCTTGCTACTCCAGTTACATATTCAATGAAGCAGATTATTCAGAATCGCAGAAAGATTATTAATCTTGTTAAAACTAAGATGACTCAGTGCTCAATGGGTATTGAGGAAGGTTTTTCAAGTAATTTTATGCGTGGTGGTGGTGACGCTTTAATTGATACACCAAAAACTAATCCTATTAATGGTTCACTTTCTATTGAACCATTAGGAAAACTAGTTAAGTTTGATCCTACAACCTCTACTTTGATTGGAAATATTAATCAAAGTACTTCTACATGGTGGAGGAATCAGACAAAGACTTCTGCTTCTGGAACTAACACAGGTAGTACATTCATTGCAGAATGGATGAATATTTATAATACTTGTGCACTAGGAACTGGTGGTGCTCCTGATATTTGTTTGGCAGATCAGCAAACATATGAGATTGCATCTATGTCTCTTTATCAGAAGTATCGTCAAACAAGTTCAGATACAAATTTTCCATTTACTAATATTCGTATCCCTTTTGGTAATGGCCAAAGTCTATTAGTTATGGATGATAAGGTTCCAGACGCATTTAGTAATTTAACATCTACAGCTACTTTTGGTACAATGTATCTGTTAAATTCTAAATTTTTCAAGATTCGTCCTATTGAAGGTCGAGATTTTGAAATGTTGGAAGATGAGAATGGAAAAGTATTTACTAAACCTGCAAATCAGGATGCGCGAGTTGGACATTGTGCATGGATGGGACAGGTTACAGTAAATAATCGTAGAAAACATGGCGTCTGGGGTAAAATCCAGCGTTCGGCTGCATTTACTTTTAGCTAGACTTTAATTTATACCCTAATCACAGGATTGGGGCCTTAAGCAAGTTTCAGAGAATATTAATAACCTTACCGTTATGCGAGTTCTTTGATTCTTTAGGCCCCAATTTTAAGTCAAGATGAGACCGACAAAAGGGATCAATTTCAATGAGATTTAAAGTAGTTGGAAGTAAGCGCGATGTAATGGCCGCAGTTTTCCGAAATTCTGATACTATTCCAATTAAAGCTGGATCTCCAGTTTTTCTAGCTTGTTCAGGAACAGAAGATGGTTTACGCTGTGTTTCTTCAAATAATTTGGCCGCAGCTTTACAGGGAAATTACTTTGGTATCGCCTATAATGCTGTAGCTGTTAATGCTTTTGGAGAAGCCCAGGTTTTTGGATTTAATGATGGTGTTCGACTTCGAGTTTCTACAAGAGCCGTAGCATCTTCAGATGTCTGGGCAAGTTATCCGGCTGGTGGTATTGGAGATCAATTAGTTCCTATTACTGGAACTGGAACTCTTGCAGGAAGTTTGGATGCTGATCAGGGATTTTCTAATAATCTATCTCAAGCATTCTCAGTTTACTGCAAAGTTAGACTTGGACAAACTTATGCTTCTCAAACAACTCAAGCATCTAGTTTGTTATCAGGACAGACTGCATCCTTCTTGACAGTTAAGGTTCAAGTTCACTCTATGTAAACTTTTTGGGGGAGATAAACTCCCCCATATTTCTTCTTAAAGGATAGATATGGAAAATAAGGTAGATATCTCAAATAAAAGGGTTTTTGTACTGGTTAATACCCTACAATCTGTAAACTCTAATGTTTACGCTAATCATTGTCATTTTTTTACTTATTCAGCTAAAAATATACCTGGAATTAAATTTGAATTTTGGACCCCAGAAAGAATGGCTATAGATACAGCACGAAATACAGCCGCTCAAATGGCTATGGAAATGAACTGTGACTATTTAATGTTTATAGATGATGATGTCATGGTTCCACCGGATACTTTAGAAAAACTATTACTTGCTGACAAGGATATTATAGCCGGACTCGTTATTATTCGTGGGTACCCGTTTAATAACATGGCATTTAAGTATAAGGAAAATACTATTAAAGACGGTAAAGAGGTCAGAAATCTTGATTTTTTCAACGATTTAGAAAAAGAATATGTTTATAATGATGAGTGGTATCAAAAAGAAGATATAGTTAAGGTAATAGGTGAGGAGGAAGCAACTAAACTACCTTACCGTTATAAAGAAATCCAAGAATGTGATGCTATTGGTTTCTCATGTGCTTTAATTAAGATTGATGTCTTAAAAGCGTGTCCTAAACCATACTTTTTAACTGCAAAAAATCATACTGAAGATGTTTATTTCTGTATGAAGGTGCAGGATAGTTTAGATCCTAAACCTGGAATTTTTCTACATACTGGAGTTCAACCGGGGCATATGATGAATGCTGAGCCAGTAGAATTTGCTATTAAAGGTAAATTAAAAGCATTTTTTGATAGTTTAATGGATGAGGCTAAGTTATATCGTGGTGAAACAGACGATGGTATAGCTAGAAATCAAGCGTATATTGATGCGTGCGTAGCTCAAGTTAGGAGAACAAAATGAAGTTGAACTACGGATGTGGAGAGACTAAATTAAAAGATTTTATCAATATAGATGTAGAAGAATCAGTTAAACCTGATCTTGTTCTTGATTTAAAGGTACATCCATTCCCATATGAAGCGGAAACAGTAGATTTGATTCATTGTATCCATAATATTGAACATATTGAACAAAGATATTGGCCGCAAATTTTTTGTGAGTTTTGGAGAGTACTTAAACCTGAAGGTGAATTACGTCTAGCTTATCCTGAGTTTGAAAAAGTAGCTTTTAATTTCTTAGAGAATACAAGAGGTCAGCGGGATTTTTGGAGAGCTACTTTATATGGTAGACAACTTTATCCAGGTGATTATCATGTTGTTCCAATGGTTACGGCCGAAGTAGAAGAATATCTAACTTCTTGTGGGTTCCATAATATAGGATCTGCACCAGAACCGTTTAGAGAATATAATACTTTCTTAATAGCTAATAAAGGTCCTGCTCCCATGACTAGGGAAAATCTATTAGTTAAAGAAATCTTTTTACAAAAATGAAATTAGTTGATTTGGAACCTAAATGGTTTACGTTAGGTTGGAGTACATTCGGTGCAAATCATGTGGGTTTAACTTTTAAATGCCCTCATTGTCTAAGTATAAGGTTAGCTGTAAATTTTGAAGATATAGGTTCTGGAAAAATTTGGGAGAAAACTGGTGATGACTTTACTAATATTTCGTTCTATCCTTCTATAAATGCAGAACAATCTGGCCATTGGCATGGCTGGATAATTAATGGCGAAATAAAATGAGTAGTTTTGCAGATATAAAGACTGATATAAGAGAGAATCTTAATGATTCTGGCATTACATATTATTCAGCCGCAGATATGACTGAATCTATGGAAGATGCTTATTCTGATGTTTTATTCAGGACCAGATGTTCAATTAAGAAGGTTACATTAAGTTTTATAGCAGGATGCTATTACGACTTTAAGTTTTTAGGCGTGGAAGACTTCATGTGTGTTATTGCTATTTTTAATAATAACACAAATCATTGGCTTTTAGATGATGTTACAATAAAGGATCTTGATTCTATCCGCACTGATTGGGAAATAGCAGAAGGCCAACCACAAGTATGGTGCCCACTAAATTTTGAACTTAATGTGATTTGGCCATATTTATCTGTGCCAACTGGTACTTTTGACCTTTATTATGCTGCAAAAGCAGCAAATATAGATGATGATACAGACACTCCATTAATAGCTAGTGATGCTCAAAGTCTTTTAGAACAATATTGTTCTGGGGATTTATTAGAGCAAGCGGAAGAATATACTAAAGCTAACGAATACTTTAAAGACTACGAGGATACTCTTTCTGAATATTTTGATCGTGTGAAGAATCTAGCAAGGCGAGATTTATTAATTAAAATTTAAACTCTAGCTTAGTTTGAATCGAACTTCAAACTAGAGTACGTCACGGATGCCTCTTTTTACTTCGAGTCAGATAAACAGGTATAGTTTAGCTGCCGAACAAGCATTTACAACAGAATATCCATGTATAGTTGATAGAGTAGCATTACCTATTCTTTCAGGGACATCGCTATATATTTTAAGCGATAATGTTACTAATATTCGACGTATTACCTACAGAGGGATAAAATTAGACCCTTTTTCTCATCGAGATTTTCGAGAGAAAATTAATGGGGCTACTTCTTCAGGTACTCCTACAGATTACGTTTATAATAATGTAGGTCAAATGACTATTAAGTTATTTCCTACTCCTATTGAAACCCTACCATCTTCTCAACTTAATCTATTTACTCCCAGTGTTATTAAAACACAGTGTATTGTGGAATTTTACACTGTCGCGGATGGTATAGGTTATAAACTCCCAGATTATATTCGTAGAAGACTTTTAAAGGCATATGTCCTACGCCAACTTTTTCTTGCCGAAGGCAAAGGACAGAATCTTAAAGCAGCAAAATACTGGTCCGCAAAGTGGAATTATTTAATGAGATCTTATGGGGAACAGGTATATGACCAGTTAAATACACCACGAAGATTAATATCTAATTCTGGTATAGGGATGAGAAGACAATATCTAGCTCAACCTCAGTTACCAATAGCAATGCAAGGATATGGAGTAGATCCAGGAGAATAAGATGATAGAAAAAAAGTCAGTTAGTTTAGCCGCAGTCAGATTAATTAATGCTGATATTTTAGCATTACCTACTACAGGTATTGAATTGATTCCAGCCCCAGGGGCCAATAGAATTATAGTTCCTATTCATACTATACTTCATTTTAGGTCATCCGCGGCCTATACTAATTTCGATACTTTAATGGCACTTTATTTGGCTCGCGGGAGTGGAGGAAGTAGGATTCAGTACCATAATTCACCTGATCTTTTATTAGGTCAGACAGTTAATTATACAAGTATAATGCGTCCTGCTACAGACTTATTAGATGCTATAATGACTGATGCTGATACTGATGTAGTTAATAAAGCATTAAATATTAAGATGGATAATGCTTTAGGCAATTTGACAGGTGGCGCGGCTGGAAATCTTCTTATAGTATCAACGCTATTTTATATTGCAAATATTCAGTTATAGGAGATTTAAATGGCAGCCTTTACAAAATATGAACAGTTCGTAGAAGATTTATGCCAGAAAGTACATGATCTATTTGGAACATCTGGATCAACTGCTGATGTATTAAAAGTAGCCTTAACTAATACTGCTCCAGTTGTGGGAACGCATAAATTATTAGCAGATATTACTGAAATTGGAGCAGGAAACGGTTATACCGCAGGCGGAACTACTGCTACATTATCTGGAACTAGATCTGGTGGAACTTTTACTGCGGCTGGAACAAATATTGTTTTTACTGCTTCTGGAGGAACAATAGGACCATTTAGATACGCTGTATTGTATAATAGTACTCCTGGAAGTCCATTAAAACCATTAATAGGTTATTGGGATTATGGTTCTTCAATTACGTTAAATGATACAGAAACATTCACAGTAACATTTGGTGCAAGCATCTTTACTATTGCTTAATTAAATGGCTTTAGCTTTTGTACAGGCTCATGGAGCAAATGTAACTGATACTAATACAACTGTATCAGTTACAGTTAGTGCTACTGGGACTGGAAACTTATTAGTAGTTTGTCCTGATAACTTTGATGCAACTCCAGGAAATGTAGGTAGTATTACTGGAGTATCAGATGGAACTAACGCATTTACACAAGTTCCGTCAATGGATAATTTATCTGGAACTACTGTAAGAAGTGATGTTTGGTATTTACCTGTTTCTACATCAGGAAAAACGACTATTACAGCTACATTTAGTCGTAATACAGGATCATACTTTAAATCAATTCTATTTATTGAGATCTCTGGATTTACTAATCCTGTTGTTGACGTTCATAATGTAACTAATACTGCTTCTTGTTCTGCAAACCAGAATGGTGCTGCTGTTACAACAACTGCGACAGTTGCAGCAATTGTTGCATTTGGAATGGTTGGAAATATAACAGCAAATCCTCATTCTGGAAATGCTTTTACTTCAGGCGGTACAATTTCTTCTGGTGATGCTGTTTGTTCTTTATTAGCTTCTTCTACTGGAACATATACTCCTGCATGGGATATGACAGCAGGTAATAAGTTTTGGGGAAGTACTGTTGCATTTAAAGAATCAACTACAGCTTATACTTTAACTGCAAGTGGTGGGACTTATACAATTAGTGGGACGGCGGCGACTTTAGCTGTAGGCCGTAAAGTTTCTGCTTCTTCAGGAACATATACAATCTCAGGTACTGCTGCTGGATTAAAGGCAACTAGAAAGTTATCTGTTGCAAGTGGCACTTATTCAATTAATGGTTCAAGTGCAACTTTAAGTAAAGGATATACACTTTCAGTTAGTGGTGGTTCTTATGTTATTACTGGGACTGCTGTAGGATTTAGGCGAACATATGTCATAGCTTCGGGATCAACAAACTATGATATTCTCGGAGGAACAGTAACTTTAAATTATAGTGCAGCAAAAGTAATTTCTGAGGATACTGGAGAACATCCAGATCAAACAGAAACAGAAAATTATTTTCGTAGGTACTGTAATGACCGAGATGCTTTAGATACTACTGAAAGATTAGCTACTGAAACTATTGGATTAAGTGAGACTTCAACAGATAATGATTTTGAATCTTACGTGAGGCGATACGGAAACGACAATGCCTGAAGTATTTAATTGGAATGATTTTAGTGCAGGATGGTGTCCATCTGATGATGCTTTAAATGGGCGTAAAAATGGCCTATTAAGGATGGAAAATGTAGAGCTAGATCTGAATGGTGCTATACAAATGTCTGGGGGAACAACTAGACAACTATCTGTGTTTACTAATACATTGCATACAATCTATCAAAAATATATAAATGGCACTCCATACATTTATTCAGCCGATACTACAGGATTAGTCTTTAGAGGGAATACACAAATTGAAACTGGCGGTAGTGCTACTAGAGCATGTTTTAATGCAGCATATAATTATGTTTTTGGTTTCTCAGGAAATAAAAGATTTAAAGATGATGGGACTACTGCAACAGATTTAGGTATAATTGGTCCTAGTGCTGGACCTACAGTAGTAGTTGGTGCTGCTGGAATTTTAACTGGAGATTATGAATACTGCCAAGTTAATGTATTAGTTAATGGATCTTATAGAGCTAAAAGTGTAAGATCAGCTATTAATACAGTTTCTCCAAGTCTTCAAGTAGTAACTGTTACTCCTCAAAATCCTAGTGTTCCTAGCTCTACAGCTAATGAAGCATGGATATTCCGGAGAGGTGTAAATTTAGATACATGGTATAGAATTGCTAGAGTTACTAGTTTTGGAGCATTTACAGATAATATGTCTGATTATGATGCTTTAGCATTAGGTATAACTTTAAATGATTTCTTACTTCCAGTTAATTCTACAGGGATACCAGATGCAATTATTTCTTGTGTTGGTCCTGTTTACGGAAGGATGATTTATTTTACTGCTAAGCAAATATATTTTGGAGATATTAATTCTCCAGATTCTACAGACTCAAGAACAACTATGAATGTTACTGGAGCCAGCGGCTCTGAAACATTTAAATGGGCTATTAAAGTAGCTAAGAATACAGTATTAGTTGGAACTGATCGAGATGTCTATATTCTTTCAGGAACATATGTTCAATTACCTGATGGTTTCCTTGATGTAAGTTTAGATCCTTTAGGTGTATCAGACCCACCTATAGGTATAGATGTTGCTTTATATCAAAACTCAGCAGTTTACATGTCTAAATCTGGATGGGTTGCATGTAATACTTCAGGTAATATAGTTAATCTTTGTTTTCCTAATACAGATCTTTTATATAAAGGAGAAGCTACATTTGAATGTGGAGCAGTAACTATTGATTTGACTGGGGCAACAAGGTATTCGTGTACTATAGTAAAGAATAAATTATTTTGTATTGTCCCTGTTGGAGCACCTTTAGCTAGTGGATCATTTACTTCAATACATACTGAAGTTTATGACTTTCAAAGAAAATATTGGAGAGTAGCCTATGTAAATCTTTCACCTAAAATGTATGTAGCCCATGAGAATGGAAGTCTTTTAGGTTTTGATGATACTGATAAATTTATTAAAGTATATGATGATATAACTCGTAGGTTAGATGACGGTGCTCAAACTAGACAAACTGTACAAATATTATCTGGCTGTTTTGATTTTAATTTACCTACCGTTAGAAAAGATCTTTATACTTTAGGTATAGCAGGAGGCACAGGTTCAAGTTTATTTGGTGTTGTAATAGGTATCGGTGTTGATGGACATACTGGATATGAAGCAAATGACATTAGTACTACCGCATTTAAAGTAAATGACACTGGAGTAGGATACTATCAATTTAGATCTAGGTTTGATATTCAATCTATATCCGGTGCATCAGCAATAACTCCTTGTAGAGATATACAATTTAGAGTCTCAGGTCAAACAACAGATTTAAGATTTAAAGAATTAAGTTTATCTTATGATAAACGACCACCACAACTTACATTTTTAAGGTTACTTAATTTAGGTTTGGATTCTATAAATAAAAAGAGGATTCGTACGATTAATTTTATTATTGATACTTTAGGAAATGATATTACATTTACTCCTATAGTAGATGGGGTAGCACATTCATCAAGTATATTTAATACTACACGAAAATCAGCTGTAGCATATACTTTCTTTCAAGATAGTGATTGTTTTGGTACTGATTTTAGTGCTACCTTACAATCAAGTGCTAGTTTACCTTTTGAGTTTTATGAGGTATTACCACCCGATGTAGTTTATCAACAGCCGGGACCTAAAGTATATAATACTATAGGTGAGATAGAAATATTACGCTATGGTAAGATTAAAGCACTTGAAATACGAATAGATACACTTGCAGTAACTTCACTTCCTTATATTATCTATTTAGACGGAATTAGTCTTATTTCAAGTTCAATAGATATTGCCACAGACGGAGAGAAAATCTGTAGTATCCCACTACCTAAAACTATTGCAGGCAGTCTACTTAAAATAGATATTGGTCCTATAGGTGCTGGGAGATTTAGACATATTGCCACCAGGATTCAAATTGCTAAGTCTGGATTAGATACTGAAGAAAAGTGGGTTTTCTTAGATGGTAAGGGAGCTATCTAATGGTTAGTTATGAACTTCCCGATTTAAGTGTATTAGGTTATGATCCTGGACAATCTATAGGTCCAGAGCAAGATTATTTACTTAGGCAAGTAAATAGTTTACTTACTCAGAAACAAAATTTACATGGCCGGCGTATAGGAAAAGCTAAAGACGCTATTAATCCGGGGGACTATGTAACTAAAAGGCAATTAAACGGTACTTTAGTTGGGACTTTAGCACAACGGCCGCAACCTTCAAATGTAGTTGTAGGTACAACTTATTTTGCTACGGATAGAAATGTAACATATATTGCTCGTGGGGGTCACTGGTATTATTATGATGGAATACAAGATGTAACATTATCTCCAGATACTAAACCTAGTCCTAGTGTATTATATGATAATGGATATATGATCTATGCTACTGATTTTGATTGGTACTATAGATGGAATTTAATTACATGGAAAAGATTAGGTGGAGCAAATTTATATGTAGAAGGATTCTGGGTTGCTCCAACAAAACCCGGATGGGGAATAGTTGATGGAAGTACCTACACATATTCTACAGATAATGCTTCTGTAGTTACTGGATTTACTCCTAATGATGTTAGAGGAAGATTTTTAAAGTATGGGGCTACTACTACTCCTGTAGTGGCTAATGCTCCTACTATTTCTGGGAATACAGGAAATGAATCAGTTAAACATACTCATACTACTACATCTACTGGAACTGTAGGTGGAACAGTTCATTTACCTAGTTTAACTCATAGTCATACTTACCATTCTAGTACTGGTGTAGAAAGTGCCCCTCATGGACATTCTGTAGATGTTAGTGGACTTTCAGTTTCAGGAACTACAGGAGGTCCAAGTGGAACTACTCCAAGATTAGAAGGCTCTGCAAGTGTAGCATCAGATTCACATACACATGGATTTTCAGCAAGTATTAGTGGTTCAAGTAATACAGGAACAGAAGATGCAACACATACACATTCTTTTGAAGATACTACAGATGATGCAGTAGGTGGTGATGTAGATTTAACTTTAGCTGCTACTTTTACTGGAAGCCCGGCTGCTTCAGGTGTAGATAGTGTAGATCATACTCATTCTGGATCTAGTTTAACTATTTCAAATGATGGTAGTCCATTAGCTTTTCAACTTATTCCATATGTTCGACTTTAAGAGGTTTTATGAAATTAACTGTAGTTTTAAATGATAAGAAAGAAACGAAACTTGAATTTGAAAATGCTTTCCATAGTACAGTGCGTATGATAGATAGACATTTAAACATGTCTAATGAACTTTATATCTATAGAATGAATGAACTCAAAGTAGAAACCACAGTTGTTACTTTTGCTGCTGGGCAATGGAAATATTGTTTCGTTGATGATGAAGTGAAAGGATAAAGAAATGCCGTTTGATTTTAAATCGTTATATAGTAATCCAGCAGCTTTAGCTGTAGGTTTATCTGCGGCCGGCGGAGCTTTGGGAAATCGTAAAGAAACTACGACCCAGACTCAAAATACAAACTTAACTCCAGAACAACAGTTACTACTTAAACAACTAATGGAACAGCAAGCAAAATTAAGTGCTGGAACTGATTTAACTGGTTACGAAGCTGGACAAGTTTCAGATATAAATAAAACTAGAGCATTACAGTTACAGAATGTTCAAGAAAATGCGGCCTTGCGAGGAATAACTGGTGATGCTTTAGGAAATGCTGAAAATAGTGTAGACTCACAAAGGTATGGGGATATAGTTAAACTACATCAACAGATTCCTATGCTTCAGAATCAATTAGAGACTAATGCTCTCCAGACCGGCCAAAGTTTATTTACTGCTACGCCTAAGAATGTTGTAGGAACAGGAACTACTCCTAATAATGCTGTAGGTGGCGGTTTATCTAATGCGGCAGCTACGTTAGCTTATTTCTTAGGTCAAGGGGCATTTAAAAAACCAAATGCTTCTACATTACCTTCAACTGTACCTAATGTATATAAAACTCCTTCATTTAATCCTGGAACTTTATATAATAAGAATACTACTCCACCATTTATTCTTCCTTCTACATTTAATATAAATCGTACTCCTGTTTATAATCCTGGATATTAGGAGTTTAAGATGCCAGTTAAATTAGATGTATCAAATAGTATTATAAGTGCCTACGCATTAGGTAAGCAAGAAGCTACTACTGCTGAAGAATTAAAAAAGAAACAAGAACAGACTCAAGTTGAGAATGAGCAGAAACAAGCTCAGATTGATGCTCAAAAGCAACAGTTTGAAGAATCTTTAGCTAATGATAAAGCTAATCAACTTGCTACTCATAAACTTCAACAAGCTCAATTAGATTTACAGCAACAGTCAGCTAGACAACAATTAATTCAAGGGGCTGAACAAACTGGGAATGTTCCATCAGGGTATAATATTACTTCTCAAGATCAATATGAGATGAGTCCTAATGTTTTTGGAACTAGAATTACTGCTACTAATCCCGCTACAGGTGAAACTATTCAATTTAGGGCACCTAGATCAGCGGCTCAGGAAACTGGAACATTAAAAGCCACTGAAGCTAAACCAGCATTAGAGCAGAATATAGATTATGAAAAGCAATTAAAATTATTCGAAAGTAATCTTCAAGAAGAAACCGCTAAAAGTTTAGCCCAAGGTAAGGATAGTGCTGAAGTTCGTCAGTTAAATATTAAGAATGCTCATGATAAGACTATGGAACAACTTAAATATGAACATGATCTTAATTTGGCTAATATAAAAGGTAACTTTGAGTTACAAAAAGAAGGTGCTAAGGCCGCGAACCTTCCAGAAACTTGGGGTTTATTAACACTTGATCCTGATACTAGAGCTAAATTAAAGTTACCTCCTGGGGCTACTTGGAATGATGCTTTTCCTGGGGCTAAGATGCCGGCTAAGGCTCAGGATGAATTTAAACAATACAGTACTGTAGAAGATTTAGCTACTACAGTTAAGGATGCGTTAGAAAAAACTTATTCTGATGGTCAAACAGGTTATCAGAAGTATTTTCTTGGGGCAGGATTTGGTAGTATTGCAGATAGATTACAAAATATTGCTGGTCAAGCTGATCCAGTTGTAGAAAATATTAGACCTGATATAGGTAAAATATTTGTTGCAATGAAGGAAAATGCTAAGGTAGGGTCTGTTGTTTCTCCACAAGAAGAAAAGTGGGTAAAATCTTATGCTGGTGGGATTGAAAGGTCTTTAACCCCTGATAGAGCTAAAGCTATATTTGATAAACTTATTCCTACAGTTAGGCAAGCTAGATTAGAAACTGTTCTCTCAAATAGTAAATCTAATAGAAAAGAAGCTGTGCCTGAAACTAGAACTACTCAACCTACTACTGATGAAAATACGCTGCCCGGTGGATTTAGAATAGGACAGTAAATGAAATGGCAGAAAAAACATATCCAATTATAGCTCCTGATGGAACTAAATTTAATATTACTGGTCCAGATAATGCTTCTAAAGAAGACATAGGAAAAGCAGCAGCCGCGGCCTATGAAAAGATTAAGGCTAGAGTTACAACTCCGGCGGTTAACTTAACTTCTCAAGATGTTACAAATCCTACTATAAAGCCAACAATTGATTTAACTGCAAAAGATACTACAAATCCAGTTTATACTGGCTCGCTTCCAGGTCACGCTACAGGTATTTCTAGTCAAGATACAAATGCAAAAGGTTTAGTTGCTGAAGCCCTACAGAGATTATTACCTGCGGATACTTATAATCATCCACTTATTCAAAGTTTAATTAATAAAACTCCAGAAAGTCAATCAGAAGTTGCGCCTCTTGCTCGCGATATTATTTCTGATGGTGCTGGTGCCCTAGCTATTGGAGCATTTCCTGAAGTAACTTTACCAGCTACTTTAGCCGGTTCAGCAGTTATGGCAACTGTAGATCAATACTTAAGGCATGCTTCTGGGGAAGGAACTGGATCAAGTACTTTTCCACATAATCCTTTATATGCTGGAATAGAACAAACAGGATTGAATGAATTAGCTGGTAGAGTTATTGGCGTGGCTGGAAAAGCATTAGCTCCTGGAGATTTAATAGATCGAGTTCCAGGAGTAACTGATGAATTAAAAAATCTAAATCCTACTTATTCTCAATATGAAGCTAGTCCAAAGCATTCTTCTTTAATAGAAGATTATTTTGGCCGAGGTGCCAAGGAAGCATCTATTGCTGATAGTACTAAACGTGCAAAGATAAGATCTAATGAGTTGATTGCAGATTTAACTATTCCTAATGTCAGCGGCCCAGTATCTTCTATTAGTAATGATGCTAGGGCTGAATTAATGATGGCAGAAAATAGGGCTAGTTATGATAAGTTTGTAGCAACTTCAAATAAAGAAGCACAAAATGCTGTAGCTGGTGCTGACTTATATCCTAAACAACTTCCTGGAACTGTTGTTCAAACTCCTATTCAAGTACCAGTAATGTCTGGAGGAATACAAACAGGAACTCAAACTGTAAATGCTTCAAGTGTTGTTGCTGGAAAAGTAGTTAATGGTCCTATAGATCTAAATAGAACATTACCTGAACTATTAAAAATTCGTAGTGAAATGTACCCTAATGGTATTATTACTCCAGATGTAAATACTCCTGTTTCTAGAACTATAAATGATATTTTTAAAGCGATTGATGCAAAATTTGATCCTCAAGGTAATTTAATTTCATCTAATCCATTAGGATTTAAAGAAGCGTGGGATGCTAAACAGGCTATTGATGCTTTAGGTTATGGCCATTTAACTGAAAACATTAATGCAGTAGATGGAAGATTTAGAAGGATTTCAAATTCTTTAAATAAAGATATTGATGAGAGTATTCCTAAATGGTCGAATGATCCATCACAAGCTCCACAACTTGCAAGTATAAATCAATCTTGGCAACAAAGCAAGGCTATAGTTCAAAAAAGACATGAACTTTGGGGACCAATAGGAGAAACTGGTAAATCTGCTGACACATTATTAAATACTGAAAATGCTCCAAGAGAAGTAATGGATTCCATCCTTGGGGATTATAAAAAGATGGGAAGGTTCTTAGAGTCCGGGGAGGCTACAGTTAATGGTCAGACTGTAACTTCTACTAATGGTAGGAAAGATCTTCAAGGTTATTTCTTTAAGAAATTAGAGCAGGATAACTGGACACCCTATAGTCCAGAAAATCGTGATGTGGGGGTATTAAATGGAGATCAATATGCTACTGACTATAATAAGTTTAGACAGTCAACTGAAGGAATTAAACTATTAGGTACTTTAAACAGTGCTAAAGCTCGCCGATGGGACGATTTTGTTGATGCTGTTCAGAAGACTACTAACCAGTTAAATAATAATAATAACTATATTAAGTTTAGGTTTGGTACAGCCACATTAGGTTTAGCAGGAGAATTATTAGCAGAACATTCAGACTCAGCTATGTTAACTCGTGGGGCTATAGTCTCTGGTTATATAGGAATGGGTGTAGTAGCAAGAATCATGTCTAACGATAATTATGCTCCAATTTTATTAGGTTTATTACATGGCCGGCCGCTAGGTATGAGTTTTCAGGCTGCTTCCAGGCTTTTAGTCCAAGGTATGTCTGGTGGGCATATTACTTTGACTCTTAAAGATGGATCTAAACAAGAAGCAGTAGTTGGTACTGATGGTAAAATCAGACCAGTTAAGTAATTACTTATGTCTATGTTTAGGGTATCGACCAGACCATAACCATACTAAGAAGAACGCAATGAAATATATTAACATTTTAATCTCCTAAATAGAAAGTAAATCTCCAGTAACCTAATAAGATAAATATGTGACCACTATGATAACAAAACTTAAGTTTAAATAGTGGGATATAGTAGTATCCTCTATACTGTATTTTCATAATTTAATATTCATCATCTATTGGTTCAGAATCAATAATACTATAATCGCTACCATCCTTAATATGTTCACATGCCTCATCCCATGCACTATCATTTTCATTCAATGTAGTAGCATTCGTATCTGACTCATATTCTCCTCGAACCCATATAAACTCTCCACATATTAAACAAACACATTTAAATCTCATTTTTAGCCCTCATGGTTTAATACCTTTATTATTTAATGCCGCCGTCATAGCATCTATACCCTTTTGAGTCATTTGAAAGTAAATTTTATTTCCTTTATGAACCATCATAAGTAAATTAGCTTGAATAAAAGTATCAATAATACTGTCTAATTCCTCAGCTTGAACCTCATTCCAATATTGAAATAGGATCTCCTGTTTACTTAACGTATTCTCTTTTGCCTGCCAAAATAAGTTAAATATAAAAGCAGAGCTGCCGGCTTTTTCTGATCTTCCACTTCCCATAGCATATATTTCATAATTCGGTCTTAATGCTGTAACCTCAAGTATAGACCGTTCTATGTCCTTTAATTCTATTGTCATCCTTGAATCTGAGACAGCTAATATCATAGCTATCTTTAATATTAGAGTATGAATCCCTTCTACTACCCCAGTTTTACTACCATACTTTTCATAGTTTTTATATAGGTCTTCATACCATGTTGTAAAAAATCTAGCCGAACAATCATCTAAAGTTACCCTACCGGCCATTTTACTAATTTGTAAAAGTACTTTGACTAATTCATTCCAATGCTCTGTATCTTTAAGTTCATCTACAATCTTATCTGGATTAAATAATGAATTAGGTGGTCTAAATTCGTCTGGTTTGATAAGGAGAGTTCTTCGTAATAACCCACCGTAGTTAGCTCTTGAAGTGTATACTTCTCTAAGTAATGTTTCATTGCTTCCTGCGAGCATACTGACACATAGGTTTTTAATAATAATCGTTCCTGATCTGAGGTCATAAGGAAATGTCTCCGAGAAATCATACATTCTTGTTAACATCGGAATAAGTCTAGGATCGTCCACAAAGAATGATGATAATTCTTCTGCAAGAATTAAGCACGCGCCGCCCCGCAAGGTGATACCTTTTCCTTTTATAGGTAAGTCTTGAGATAATTTATCAAGTATACCTTGAACCGAGGCTGTCCCTGTAAAAGTCTTAGTTGTATTAGTCTCCGTTAAAAGTGCGTTTGACACTTTCATTGGCTCGCCTTTACGGTATTTAGCTGAATCTGCTAAGAGTACGGTATATGTATTAGGATATATCTTACTTCTTTTATATTGTAGAAATACATTAAATCTTAAAGAAGAAGCAATAGTACTATAAGCAGCCCATTTCCAAAAACTTGTAGGACTCTCGTATTCACGAGTATAGTCAATGAATAGGCTAACATAATCTGACGGCATTCTTTATTTTCTTTCATATTTTAACTTCTACCATATTCATCCAGTTGGCTTCGCCAATGAATAGTTCTGTAGGAATAACTAATTCGAAATCCCTACTTAAGCTACAATTTAAAAAGTTTATAGGTCGTTCGTAAATTCTTTTGAATGTTTCTAAGTATTTTTCTTTTAAGTCTTTGTGTACTGTTGCTAGTATTGAGTCGTGTTGTTCTGAGTTAAATTTGTATTCCGTCATGTATCCTGGAAGTTGGTCTGCTATTCTCCACATAGTAAATTTAGTTAGATCACTTATTGTACTTTGAGGTATATATGCTATTGCTTCTTTAAGCAAGGATTCATCATATTTAGCATAAAATGTCCTGCTGCGGCCCCAAGGAGTTCTTAAGACACGAGTCCTTCTTATAATATCTTCTATTTCTTTATGGAACACGTCCTTAAGTTGCGGTTCCCTAGCATGAAATTTTTCTAGTGCATCTATACAGAATCCTAAAGGTAAATGTGTCATTTGAGCCATTCTAAATGCGCCCATAAGATAGTTACCCGCGTGTCTCACTTTTTTTCCAAGGTCATAATAAGTTATTCCTACTTTAGGGATCGCGGGACCTTTAGACGTAATTAAATTTGCATCCATGTTAAAGATCGCCGCAGCAGTTTTTGCGTGAATCTTTGGTTTAAGATCCATATTAGCCAAGTTTTCATAGTCTTCAGCAAGAACAAAAACAACCCTCGCTTCTGCTCCTGCTCCGTCACCTTCAATAAAAATAAAGTTATGCGGTGGGATAAAGATTTCTCGCATATCCGAAGCAATTTCCGCGTCATCGAAATCATTAAATATTTCCTCATCTATAGCAAAGCCATGTTTACTTATTGTTTGGAGACTTCTACCCAACCTTTTGGTAGCCTTTGTAGAGTTAGGATCATCGGAAGTTCTAAATCTTTCATCAATAGTTTTAGAGCAAGAACTTCGTCCTGTTTCTGTACCAGACAGATTATAAGATCCTCTAAAAGTATTATCTGGATGTAATGGTGTATTGAGATACTCAACCACTTTTGCAAGTTTTCTACATACGATAATTCTGGATAATATATTATATCCAATTTTACCAGTTTTTTGGTCATCTCCGTGGTGTATAAGTAAGTCATCAAGCGTATCTTTATCGGTCTTAAAGGATTTAACTCCAAATTCGTTAGTTTTATATCTAAGGGGAAATCCAAGTTGGTCATAGATTAAACTTCCTACTTGTTTAGGGGATCTTGCATTAAACTCTTTATTGCCTACAAGTGACCTTAAGATAAATTCATTATTATCATAAAGTCTATGATACTTTTCGAGCTTCTTATGTTTAACTTCATTATCTACTAAAAGTCCTGTATTGTCTAGGTTCTTGTATATAAGAATTGATGGAGCAATCTCGTTATTATATAACTGTTTTGCATATGGGTCTTCTTCCAACTCTTTATCTTCTTCAACTGAAACGATGTGGGCCGCAAGGCTATCTTTTGCGTTATATAAGTATAATCTGTCTTTATCGTGCTTTTTTGGGTCAAATTCTTTTCCTTCATCTTTATAGTATGGGATGTTAGTATAGATACTAGTATAGAAATCTAGTCCCTTAGGTAACTCTGGATAGATTAATGCACCCTTTAACATGGAGTCAGATGTTACATTATTTAGATAGAATCCATGCCGTTCAAGGATAATCCAGTCATACTTAATATTCTGATTATTCTTCTCAAGACTTGAAGAAAGTATCTTAGCTATACGTTTCCAGAATAAGACTCGTTCATACTTATCTAAGGTATAGTCTCCCATTGGGACTGATACTGCTTCCCAACCATCAAAGCAAAAACTAATACAGGTTATTAAACCACCGTAAGTCTCTATATCAAACGTAACCCTTTTAGGTTCTTTCTTCCATTGACGGTCTAAAAATCTATCAAATTCTTCATACCGGCGGCATACCCAAACTATTCCTTCAGAAGATATATCTCTATTTTGTCGTTCTTTTGCTATTTTCTGAAAGTCTAATTGTGTATAGGATCTTGCCGTGGCATCGGAGTATAAAAGTTGCGGGCCTACTATTGGTATAACTTTAATTTGTGATCCAAGACTAAGTATCCAATCAGCCCTAAGAGGTAAAACACTCCCGCGATAACAATAGACCCAATACTTCCTACTTCTGGGTTTAGATATAGTACTGATATATGGATAGACAACGCCAAGAGCAATATCGTCGAGAGGAATAATAACAGTCGGATTAATGTCACGTAATTCTTGAAGTAAAACTTCTTCATAATATTTTAAGTCTACATTATTTAGTGCTTCTTTTAAGAGTTTAATGTTAGTACCTGAGTAAGCAAGTTTCTCCTTAATGAAGGTACTACGGTAACAGTTCTTAATGTTTATACCGTGTGGCCTTAAGTAGGAATTTAAAGTGCCTTCGATTGATCCTACAAGTGCAATCCCATTTAAAATATCATCTTTTAAAGGATGGCCGCCTAGGAAAAATATATCTGCATCGGAATAGCCGTGGGAAGCAACTAGAACTTTTTCTGTCTCGATCATAGTTCTTCTCTAACTACCTTACTTATTACTTTAAACTCATTCTGATAGTTTACTAATCTAAGTTTAGGTATAGTTTCTGTATCTTCTACACGCACTACATACTTACGTTTAGTTTGAACATTTTCTACTATATCACCATCTTGGAGATTAGAGTATTCTTTTTTATTCATCTTATTCACATTTACAACATTTAGAACAATGTTCATGATTTAAGCATAGTTGTGTATAGTAATCACAGCTTTCACATAGACCCCAAATTCCTGTATTAAACCTATCCTTTTCTGGATCATTATCTTGTTTATCTAACATTCCCTCATGTGTTTCACTCATTATGAAACTTCCTCCACTGATATCCACATTCACATCTACAGTATTCTAGTGCATTCTTTTCAAGTTTAGTGTGCCCCCTATCCAATGAACATACATGAATTAGAGAACCATTATGGCCCACTTTATTTTCTGCACTTAACACAGTAACATTTACTTGTGGCCGCGAGAGTCCACATTTTTCTACTTTTTTATCCAACATAAAGTGTATTAGGTTTAGTTGTCCTATCCTCATGTTTAAGAAACATATTATAGTGTTGGCAACTTGAATCTTCTTGGTGCATTATCTGTTGAATAGCCCAAGCTATTTTCGCGAGGTTATCTTCACTAGTATCACCATGACGATAACGTAAATAATGATTATCAAGGTGGCGGAGAAGATTGTCAAGTGGTAATCCAAAACGTGCTGTAGAAATTTGTGCATAATGAGTTACACTTTTATCTGGGTAAGAATTAAGACCCTCAGTATAAATAAGTCCTACCCTTCTCATAAGTTCAGGACAAATTAAATGAGAACATTCTGAGATTACTTTACGCTTCGCGCCTCCTGAGAATGTAGTTTCTTGTTCTTTATACCCTCCAATAGCACCAGTTTTAAAGTTATCATTGAAATGATATTGTGGAGTTAGTTCTACCTTAGCATCTTGAGGCCCAGTATCCTTAGCTTCTCTATCAATAGAAGCTGTTAAAGCATTATGTAGTCTATTATTTTCTTCTATCAAATCACTATTAAATTTATTAAGTCTCTCCATCTCATTGATATGAACAGTATTTACTTTCTTCTTCATCTCTTCTCCTTAAGTTTAAATAGTGGGCTTAAAGTTGTCGCTTACTCTAATTTAATCCCGCGCGAAGGAATTACTCTTTCAAGCATGTAACCTAAGTCTTACGGGAACCCGTTAGTTTATTTAGAAAGGAACCGTTGCGTTATATGGCGCAAAGTCCTGAATTTCAGAAACCGGGCGGCCATCATACAACCTAGATCCAATCTTAATGTGAAGTTTACCGCCTTTAACTTGGTCAAATTCAAATTCAACACCTGTTGCTTTCTTTTCTTCAATAAACTGTTGAATTGTTTTTCCAGCCAAGGCAGCAAGAAATGGTTTCATAAAACCGATACCTTTTGAACTAAAGATTTTATCAATAGTTCGTTTGTCAGGGTCATCTTCAATAAGAAAGGTTGCGATGTAGTTAATACCATCCTGAGCCTTATTAGGGCTTGCAATGGCTTCTGTAACAGTCGCTTTTACCCAACCTTCTTTATGAGGCTCACCTTTCAACATATCGGCAGGAGTCAATGTAATTTTCATTTTATCTTCTTTCTTTGTTTGTTGTTTTTGGATTTCCGTCTTTTTATCGACGGATTGCTTCGCAAGGGAGTCGAACCCTTATGAGATTAAATCTCGACGGATTTTAAGTCCGTAGCGTATACCAGTTCCGCCAGCGAAGCTAGGCATATTAAACTTTTTCTACTTCAGAATCAGTAGAGTCTTCATACCAAATTGTTACTCTATGCCCATGTTTAATTACTATCTTACCTTCTTCTGTTTCTAAGAATGGGACTATACAATCCGCATGTAACATACAATCCCATTCATGACAATAATGTGTCGCATCTGGTTTTCCACAAAGAAAACAATCTCCTGGATGGACGTCTTTATATTTATCTATTCCTCCACATGGCATATTAAAACTTCTTACCTCCGTGCATATATTCTCTAGTAGTATTATACTCATGCTTGGAAATAATAGCATCTACTAAACGTAAATTAAAAGCCTCTGCATGATCTAAAATTCGGATGATACAATCTGCTAATTCTACTTCTTCAGAAGTATATTCTGGAATATGTTCATCCATTTTATCTTTTCTAATACCTTCTAACGCTTCACTTAACTCAGAGTGCATTAAAGCTATTCGTTCGCCTTTATTTACTTTTGTTAAGTCTAATGGGATGTATGGATCACCATAAAATCCTTTACTACGTGCATTGATAAATATTTCACCTTGTAAAATATGAAATGCTGATCCGATTAGTGCTTTTTCTGATTCTTTCATTTTTTCTTCTTTCTGTGATAGAGTATAGCGCAAGTTTTACAGTTAACTACAATTCTAGTAGAATAAGGGTCTTTAAATACATAAGCATCTTCTCTACTATGTCCACGTTTACAAGGAATTGATTTAAGTTCTTCGACTGTTTTAGGAATTACATTTTTATTTGCTCTCTGAGGCATTCTTATTGGTAAATTCATAATTAAAATGGCATCCCAGCGTTAACCGAAGGTGGTTTAAAACTGCCTTCCCTAATTTGTTTAATTAAATCCTGTAAGTAAGGATAAAACATTTTACCCGTAATATCATGCTCACCGGGTGGTATACCGAAACTATTTTTAGCTAAGTCAGTAGCAAAGTTAACGAAATAGTGCATCTGACCTGAAACTACTTTTCTTGAGAACCTAAAAACATTAGAGAACATACTAGGCAAAACGGCTCCGGGCTGATCACGTAAAGCTATCTTTTCTCCGATCTTTTCATTTGCCGCATATTGATCCTTTTCAGGATTTCCTGTGTCTGGTTTTCCCCACTTGTCTATGATATGAGCAGAAACTATAACATTACATGGGAATATCTCTAATTGATCCATTAATTGAGCCATTCCTGAAACTTCAAAGTTAAAATCTCCAGGGCCGCTCATCCTTAATTTACCTATCATTTTCCCTTTTTGTATATTATGTGAGCTTACAATTAAAGCACGATTGAAAGACGTTATAGAAGCTAATTCACATGTTCCGTAGGGAAACTGACGAGATATTCTTTGCATTTCTAAAATATTTAATTCATCCTGAAATGGTTCATATCCATTCTTAGGATAGAATCGAGTAAAACTAACATCTTTTGGTTCCAGCGGGCCGCGAGGTTTGACTTTACTTAAAAGTGCTTCGTTTCTTCCATCAAAATCCCATTGATGAAATGGTCCGGGATAACTTGCGGCAGCATCAGATTTACCATCACCTGATTCTGATACATGGAGAGCAAATATTCTTGGGTTTGGTGAGACATTTTCTAGTGTAGGCATAGTTTTATTCTGGTTCTTTCATAGTAGAATATTGTGGGTACTTTTCTATCATTTTATTTAATGAGTCTTTTAATAGTTCTGCGTTTTCATCATCAGCTTTTAAACAAGCTACAGCAAAGGTAGATACAAAACTGCCTGCATTTACATAAGCAGTTCTACACCATTTTCTTTGTTCTTGTGTAAGCATATTTACTCCTAAGAAGAATATTTAGTGTAAAGCTCAGCAAGGTAATCTGCTTGCTTTTCTGTCAAAATTAAATTCCCCGCGGCATCATTAAACTTACATGACATAATGAAGTCGTTAGCATATTTATCTAGTTTACGCTGATCTATCATATTTAAATATATTCTTTGTGTTTCTGGGTCATATCTTTTATTATAGTTTTGTTCAATTATTGATATTGGTGATTTAATTCTAGGCATCTTTATTTTCCTTATATGCTATTTCAATTTCAATCTCATCTAACTTTCCTCCCCAACCAGAAAAGCAAAACTCTGCATAAGTTCCAGTTAATTCAAAATATGCTTTTTGTACTGCTTGTCTTAATGGGGCATCAGCACCATCAGGTAATTCTACTCTCTTTCCACCTATTTTGCATTCCCATACTTTAATATTCTTAGGCACTTTCTAGCTCCTTAAGTTGTTTAGCTAAGTTAGTGCATTCATTTTCTACATAGTTAAAATCTCTATAGATTCCTTCCCTATTAAACATTTTTAGATGGGGAGACAAGTCATTATAATGGGCACAATCGAATCCTAACCACCAAATATTATCATCCTCATTTTCAGAAACTACATGACAAATATTATGGTAGCACTTACTTGCATATGTTAATCCACCATGACAAGTAACATCTATACTATCATAGTCTTTTTCGAACATTGGATGAGATTTACTTATTCCAACATAACCACATAAATTACCAAGATTATTTCTAACTATAAGACAAGGATATTTAGTTTCAGTGTCTTCCCATTGTTTTTTATCAGGCTCATCATCCCACGGGCCTGAAGACCAATCTGATCTATTTACTAAGTCTTTAGTTATAATTGTTTTAAGCACTTTTACTCCCTTCTAAATTATCTGAATCTAAATTATCTAAAACTCCAGCCAAAACATCTTCAATAGCCTGAATCTGAAAACGCTTTGGGCTATTACTACACATAAGACACGTCAACCTTCTAACTCCTAATTGATTATGCCCTGCATGTAATTGTTCATTTCTAGCAATCGTAGGTTGATGACACTTTGTACAAATTACTTCTTTACCAACAATTAGCTCCCTGCGGGTAAAGTGTGTACATTGTGGGTGAATACACTTATAAATCTCCATATTTTTAACACTACGTTCGTAACTATGAAGATGCTTTAAACTTGCCATTAAACTAACTCCTTAACTTCATTAATATCCCACGGACGCCAGATCCGTTCATGGTATTTAAAACTTTTAATATTATTATACATAACTTTATTGTCTGGATTCATTTCACAAAGACTTGTGAACGGACACGGATTTGAATTAAATGCTCCACCGCATTCACCTTGATTTTGGTTAAATATAGGATCTTGTCCTGTAGCTTCTGCTCTAATTAATACTGCATATATTTCTACGAATACTTTCATTACTGTCTGTTTCCATCTTTCGATCTGATGGTCCGCGAAGGTTATGGGAACCCTTATAAAAGTATCTTTTGTAACTTCTTTATGAAGTCTAATGATATTTATCACAGCTTTCTTACTTTTTGTAACCATAGCATAAGTTAAGAACTGTGGAGTATATGGATAAATCTGCATGGCGTGGCCCTGAGTCTTATGATCTACAAAACTTAAATCTTCACGATAAGAAGTAAGTAAGTCTATTTTACCCTCAAGAATAAACTTTCTATGATTATCCTCATAGAAAACGCTAGAGAAACCTAGTTCTATACTAGGTATCCCGTCTATCCTTAGAGGCTGGAAATCAGACTGAGAGTAAAATATAATATAGTCTCTAAATCTGCTTACCAAAAATAGTCTAGTAGGTTCGTCTACTAACTTTGCTTCTTCTGAAGCTAGAAACTTAGTTAAAGCCTCTTGTGCAGAATCATATACGTTAGAAGTAAATCTTTCAATGTAATATAGTTCTAAAAGTTTATGGAATACTGTTCCATTATCTAATGGACCTGTAGCTGCGCCAGATAATCTTAGGTGCTGGCGTCCTGAAAGATTCCATTTTTCATTACATTTTAAGTAAGTAGATAATTGAGAAGAATCAAGTGCAATAGTTATCATAAGTTTAATTAGTTATATTTTCCTGAGTTCATTCTTTTCTGAGCTATTTCTGTACACCGCCGGCACGAGTTTACTATACCTTTACATATGTTCCACTCTGCTATATACTGTTCTTTAGTTGGAGTTGTATACTTATTTAAAAGTACTCCTACTGTCATATTTAGATCATCTAGAAACTTTTCCTTTATTTCTAAAGGCTCAGTTTCAAACATACCTTGTTTACATACTATACATCTGAATTTAGTAATATCAGTTAAAGTAAAAACTACCTCTACTTTATGTTCTTTTTCTTCCCTACGAAGCATAAAGTTAGCTTCTTGCTCTTTATAGTCTTTTAACTGTTCATCTGTAGCTATGTATCCAGTCCACTTTAAACCTAATTTAAAGATATGGTATATCTTTCTACACTTACAGCAATAGATGTGATAGTTTTCTATATCACGTTCTTTCCATAAATCTATTAAATACTGTGCTGTTATCCCATCTATAGATTCTGGGCAGCACTCATAAATATAAGGTCTATCGTTAGTATCGTCTTGGCAGCTCATACTATTACCTTTTTATTTTTCTCAATGTATTCAATAGCAAAATTTAGAGCCTGTTTATAACCTAAAATGTAAGGGGATTCTGATTGAGGGCACATACTTAAATGCGCTATAAAGTCATTACTTATAGTTTCTAGAGTATTTCTCTGCAATTCCTTTAGAATCTCATCTAGAGATTTAATAATTGGGGCGTCATCATCTTCCATAATTAACCTACTTTCTCCTGATCTAAATAAGAAGTAAGGATGTTATACTGCAAGAAACATTTATCTACCGCATTCTTTCGTTCTTCGTTAAACTTAGTATCAAGTGCAAGACTTTTAAGTTTCTCTAACCTAACTAGATTCTTTTCACCTGTCTTATTCAGGTCTAAAGTACCAGTCTTAAAGTCATTAAGAATGATAGCGTCCATAAGTTGAAATAAAAGAATAACATTCGTAGCTGTCGGGGCCGCCTCGAATGCTTTCCTGCGCGTTTCCAGTAACTTTCTAGCGTCTTTAATATCAAATTTTTTCATAAGTTTAATTCCGTAAGCATGAAATATTTCTTCAGTTAGATAATCTTGGTCGCAAGTATAAGGGTCAATTAACATCACTATATCAGTTTTGGGATATATAAACTGATTAACAGGGAACTCAAAAAGATAAAATGGCGGCTTCCCAGGATCTCGTTCACTTAGAACCCAGAACGAATCTTTTCTTAAACTATTTCCAGCTAATCCGTAGGCACCTTTTAACGGTTTAACTACGAATGAATTAGAACTAAGATTTCTTAAATCTACTTCCATTCCTAGTTGAACTAAAGTTGTTTTAGGCATTGGTTCTTCAAGTTTCTTCTTATGTTTAACCTGAGCTATTCTATAGTCTAACCTATCTAAAAATATTAACCCAATATCGAGGTTGCTACTATTTGCATAAAAAATATCCTCATTTAAAACAAGTAAAACATCTTCAATTATGTCTTCATAGGAATCTAGCTTTTTATATCTTACTTTAGGTTCTTCATCTTTTTGCTCACTAAATGGATTAAAAGGTTTACCATTTACAGTACTAGAAAATGGTATAGCGGAACTATAATATTGATTAGCATTTGTTTGGTATGATACTGTACCATAATTAGTATTTATTCGACCATAACCCCCTGCTGGAATACTATTTTGGGCTATTCTGGCTACTTTAGCTTTTTCTTCTATTTCTAGTTTCCTACAAGTACATGTAAAGTTACCACCAAAAAATCTTCGTGCTAAGGGTACTTGAGTATTACAAGTAGTGTAATGGTTATTTGTTCCTGTCTTCTTTAACATTTACTTAAGCATTTAAAAGTAGAGTAATTTTAGATTCCAGTTCTTTAGTTGCTCCCGCCTTAATTAAATTAATGTTAGTGAAAGACCCGCCGGTTTTACCTGCTAGTTCTTCTAAGAATTTTGGTCTAGGTTGCGGCCCAATGTAAATAATATCTATTTTTAATCCTTTACTTGCCTGTAACGCACTTGGAGCGTGATCTGGTAAACCATCTGTGATTAATACTATTTCTGTTTTTCCTAGTTCTTTCATTCGATTAAATGCTGTAGTCATATCTGTTCCAGAACCTTCAAAAGGTAGCGGGCCTTTAAACTCTTTTACAGTATAACTGAAAGCAAATTTGGTTATACCATCTGGAATCTTAGTTAAAAGATTCTCAAGTATTTGTCTTTTAGAGACAGCTTCATTACGCGACTTTCCTTCCTCATGAACCATATCTTCCATAGATCCAGAAACATCTATAAGTAAGTTATGCTTCGCGGCTTCGTTAAAATCCTTAATACGATTAAGCAAACTTGAAGTAATTCTGTTTCCTGCACTTTGATTTACTTTAGTTTGATCGTGATATAGTTTATCGTTAGAATCCACTTTATTCTCCTTTAGGTTTAAGTATTTGAGTTATCCGTCTTAATATTGAGTATCTATGCTTCCAATTATCTATAAGTTGCATTTTCTGTCTACCTTCTCCATACATAAATTCTGTAGCTGGATTTGTATTTGTATATTTTCCATTGTAGAACCAGTGTGAGATATATTCTATTAAAGTCTTATCTGCTGGTCTAGCATACTGAGTCTTCTGTTTAGAGTAAATTTCGTTAGTTAGATTTATTTTTATCATCTTCTTCTCCTAGTTCATCATACCAGAAACCATTTATATTTAATCCCCTTATTCCACTTTCTTCCGCTTCCTCCTCTGTGATAATAGGAGGTTGAAAGCTAATAAATGGTATACTATAGAGTTCTTCCCAATATTTCCAAAATCCCCTACTAGGTTTCTTAGGTTCTAATATAGCTATACTTTGTTCTTTAGCTATAGCCTTAACTACTCTCCAATGTTTCTTACGCTCGCGGGCTAACTTACTCATATCTTAAAGAATCAACATACATCATAAGGTTAAAATTAATATCTTCTAATTCTGTAATCTTATCTTTTAATGCTTTAATCCTATCCTCATAATATCTAAGCATTTCATCTTGATTTCTATTATCTATTTCAGTCATAGTTTATCCCGCGTGGAATGAAGCACAGATTACACTTCTAGTTAATTCTGGTTTAGCTAAACCTATTTCTTTAACTTTTAAAGAATTAATATCTTCTTTATTTATCCAAGATCCGTTGTTCCAGTAGTCATAATCTTCTCCCCATACCTTTTTATCTTCTCTTGGGTGAATATTTCTTGCTTCTTCATCATTTTCTGCTACACAAACAAAATCAGAAAATTCATCATAATCTATCTCATCTGTTCTTTCAACGTGATATAATCTCATAGTTCCCCTTAAATTTTATTTGATGCTACAAATTCAGCAAATTCCTTTAATGTTTGTAGACTGTTTAAACCATCATCAAAACTACCTATTCCTACACTTGCAAGAATATTACGTTTATTAAATACTTTATCGTGGAAAAATTCATCTATTGTACCTTTTGCTAATGGATAAGTTGCTGTTACGGCTCTTAATTGTCCATTTCTATGTAATCTTCCTTCAAATTGTTCTTCTAATGCACTATTCCATTGTCTTTCAAGAATTAAAGCATTGGCGCATGATTGTAAACCATCTAATCCTACGCCACCGGCGAGTCCATTCATAATCAATGGAACATTACGTTTATTATTAAACTCAGCTACTATCCTACGTTTTGCATAAGCGTCGTCTCGTCCTGATAAACTTAAAGGGTCTAGATTATTAGCTTTAAATACATTTACAAGTAAATCTAGAACATCGTGATGTTGAATTGATATTACTATCGAATCTTCACTAGCCTCAAGAAATTCTTTAACCCACTTTACAGCATAGGGTGTTTTAGCCATTCCAGTTATTGCTCTTAATCTAGCTAACCATCCTAAAAGTTGCTGACTTTGGATTCTAGGATCATTATGATTACAGAAACTTTCATATAATCCTAATTGGTGATTATAAGAATCTTTAATTCCCTCGTCGTCTATTTCAATAAGTTGAAAGTCTCGTGAAAGTGGCGGAAGATTTTTTAGAACGTCGTGTTTCTCGCGCCTAATTATTGTATTTTTTGTAATCTTTTTAAACTCATCTTCACGATAAGGATTTAATCTGTCGCCGTAGCTAAACTTATCTATTGCTGCTTGATTCGGCCAATGTAAAGGATCTACTAAGTTTAGTGGAACGAAAGCCTCATTAAATCTATTCTTAATCCACGTCCCGCCGATTGGCAGTTTAAACTTAATGTCATTATCTTTAATAAGTTTATAGAGTGCCTTTGTTCTTAGGGATTCAGTATCTTTAAAATCATGAATCTCATCTATTACGACACATTTAATCTTTAGTTTTGCTACTAAATCTAAAACACCTTTACGGCCTAGCAAGTCACGGGACATTACATAAATATCAAATCCCGGCATTAAATGCTCTCGTTTCATTACTGGCATTACAGTATTAATTTTCATTCCAGTCCATGTTCTAATTTCATCTACCCACTGGAAAACTATACTGTTTGGAACCAGAATCAATACTGATTTAAATGCTGCGAGATTTCTTTTAATTAATATTGCTGTCTCGATTGTTTTTCCTACTCCAACGTCGTCGGCATTTAAAAAACATCCGTGTGCGGCTTCTCCAAACTCTACACATTCAAACTGATGTTCATAAGCCCGCTTCGCGGAACCATTAATTGCATTGAAACTTTCATGCTGCCATCTTTTGAGTCTTTCCTCATCCGCAATCATTTCAGGGGTTTTCTTGAAGCTGCCACCCTCGTTAACCCATTTTTCTAAATCATTATATAGTTCTTCATGTGTTGGTTCCGGTACTTTTATAGTTATGGGTGAGTCTGTTGAACTGAAAACATTAAACTTTACTTCCGTTACTTTAGGTTTAATCTTAGTTTCAATATGCCCACAACCCCAAACATAAGTAATAAATGCACCTGAAGGTATTTCAGATTGAATATGCTTTATTGGCTTATTACAGGTTTTGCAGGTTTCAGTTAACGCGGTCATTACTTCCATTTCCTTTCTAGTCTCATTAATTCAGTCTTAAAAGAGACTAATGTTTTTACTTCAACTACATCTTTACAGAAAAATGGAGCGGAATTAATATCCCTACATGGTCTCCATTTATTATCGGAGTCTAACCATAGCATTTTGAAGCCTATCTTTATGGCATCTTTTTGTGCTCTTTTAATATCTTTTTTAGGTTGTGTCATAAAGATATTTAAATTCCTTTAAATAGGAGTGGTAAATAAAGTAAAATCAAAAATACAAGTATTAGAAGCAGAAATTCAAAGAATGCTTTTTTGAGATTCATATTAGTTTAATTTAGCTGATTCTTTCTTATCACATTCTTCATGGTCTGTAAAGAATCCAGTAGCTAAATTCTCATTTTCTGGGTCAGTTTTTAGAGTTATTACCATACATCCTATTGTGTCTATTTTCTTGCCACAAATAGAACATATAATGTCTTCTCCTCTATTTAATTTCTCTTGTATTGTTGCTCTTACAACAAAATCTAATTCTGGGCTTTCATCTGATCTTTTCATATTAATATATTTCCTTTTGATGTTTAATTCTATTAATTCTTGAATCATTATTTCTTGTTTCTTCTTTCATTACTGAAGAAATCTCATTATCATCGTCCCTATTTATTTCCTTAGCTATTTTCTGACATTCTTCACATTTACTAAATCTTAACTTACAATTAAGGAAATGGTCTTCATCTTTTTGTGATCTCATAAAGCTATATTGTGGATTCGAACCACATTTAACCTTCCAGTTAGGAATATAGCTAGGTTTCTCTATGTTCCTTCTATTACGTGACCTTGTAATAGATTCGGATTAGGCAATCCTTTAGTTTTATTCGAATCTTAAGGTTACCTTAGCTTAAGACTCTACATTATTTCACATTTTGCACCTACCTTTAAACTTCCTTCAATCCCATCGCTCTAACTAAATCTTTTGCTTTATCTTCTTTCATCCCTACTTTTACAAATCCTGCTACTGCTTTTCCAAATTCAGAAAGTTTTGCTGCTTTTTCTTTTACTTCTTGTTTCATGCTATCTACTTTTTTGATAGCAGTTTTTGTTTCTGCTTTTGCTCTGTCGGCGATAGCGTCTTTAATTCTTATCTTAGAATTACGTTCATGAGCAAATTCGGCATATGCTTCAGAAAACTTTTGATGATATTCAAGCATATATAAGATTGTAACATCATCGCAGGATTCCCAAGACTTTTTATGCTTTGCAATTAAGCCTTTGATCCCAGAAAAGTCTAACTCATTCTTTTTTATGAGTCTTTCAGCAGAATCGGGCATCAGCATTAATACTCTAAATTGAGTATTAATTGCTTTCAGCTTTGCGTTTTCGGTTTGTGCTATTTCCAGATCGTTTGCGTAACGATCTAAATTAGCCATTACTTTACACTCAAAGTTATCACAGACAAAATCTGTAGACGTTATCGAGCATTCTATTTCTGTGCCTTCGTTGTCACAAGGTAGAATACTTTTACCGGGACACGATTTAACTCTGCTTTGTCCCTTATCATCTACTTTTGACATAGGACAGTAGTTAACGTGATTGTGAGTTATTTTAGACATATTTTTCTTCTTTAGAATAGAGAGACTTTACATCATACCCTAAAGCATTTAATTCTTTGTCTATATCAAAGATAGTGTCTATAAAATCCCATCCTGTTAGATGGCTTTTGACTATCTGTTTTCTTTGGTATAAAAGAGATTCGATTTGATCTTCTAATTCTTTCATATTATGCCTTTCGGGTGGGGCCGTCGGGATTTTAAGCATGATTTTTGTACTTATCCATAAACCTGTCATGCTTAATCTGTTCGACAATAGATCTCTTGTTTTCTTCGAGTCTGATTTCTTTGATCTTATTGTAAAGATCTTTCCTATATTGACTCAATTCAGCGTCGGACATTTTATCGAGTTCTTTTTCTGTGTTCATAATCTTTTTATCCTTTCTAGTACCGGCGCGGCTTACAGAATTTACGATATCAAAATCAACTGTAAGGATCAGATTTTTCAAATCTTGATAAGATTTAATCTCACGCTACCAAAGTTTTATTTTGGATTTCCTATTCCTTCTGTATTGTCGAAGTTATCGGAACTTGTTAGTACCTAGAAAGTATTCTTTATTAAATTGTGACTTTCATTTAGTTTTAAATTACTTATCAATTCATTAATAAAGAATTAATAGCAGTTTACTTACCACGGCTTTGCCGTGCGCTCTAAGCGATTGTGAGTATCCTGCTACCATCCTGAGAGTGTACCATGAGTGCTACGATACCTGTCAAGCGTTTTAAATGCCTACTGTATCAGTCACTTACAGGCTTTTACGCTCTAACCTATATGTATGATCTTGCAGCCTGCCTGTATCCTGTTCTGTAAGTGACTGATTCTACAGGCTTTACCATTTCATGCACTCAAAAAGTGAATATTATTGCGTCCGCGTAAGCGGCTGATTCTAAAGGACTTAAAGTCACTTGTTATCAGTATGTTAGTGTAAGTCGTTGATTCTAAAAAAAAAAAAAAAAAAAAAATACCCATACGTCTGCACACTATGTAAGTACCATACATACAGGTTTTTGTCTTTTTTTCGCTAAACTGTTGATTCTAGGTAACTTGTCTCGTGAGTGATCTCACGTAGCACTCACACCGTGCCATCCAACTGCCATTGACGCGCTACTTTATTTCAGAAACTTGCTTCAACTGCGATAATTTAATTATGTTTGCAAAACAAAAAAACCCTACTGGCCGATTCAGTAGGGTTCTTGTTTATGAATTGTATGAAATATTATCGGCCGAACTTTGTTTATTCCTCGTCACCTTCCGTAGAACGAATCTTGCAGTAAGACTTCAAACCTTCGAGCAAAAATGGAACGGTCTTGACTTGTTCCAAAATTGCTTTTGTCTGGGCCTTTTCATCCTCAATGGTATTAAACGGTACCATTGAACGCATGGGTTTAATGAATCCCATGATGAATCGTTCCTCCATTCCGCCGGATGCAGCGTTCATTGCAAGGGAAATTTGATTTTCCCGCAACTGTGAATTGAGTGCATCCAAAACTTTCGCATCGTCATTCCCGAACAATTCTTTTGCCTCGGTCAATGACTTTGCCGTGACAATCTTTCCCTCAACTGTCTTAGTCTGAAGATCAAAATTGTCATCGTAAAACGGAACGGTACGTTTGAAACTGTCGGATTTCTGTCGAGCCATGTGTTTAACCTTACCTTTCTATATTGCACCTTTATGATGCCTCTTTAATGTAACAGAGTGAACATAGGAAAGCAATAGTTAAGTTAGACTCATCAGCATGAGCATTACTCATGGACGGCCCGTAGGCCGTTTCGTCTTACTTTGTTTTAGATGCTGTAATGTATGCTTGCAATCCTTCTCTTAGGAATTTACTTTCCATGATATTAAAAAGGATTGCGATTGATTGATTCTCATGATTCCGAAATTTATCATAAGGTGGAACCTTACGAAAGGGTTCAATGAATTGAAGAATCATTTTTGGTTCAGGTTTCATAACCTACCGTCGACCTGCGAAAAATTCAATTTCTTCTAAGAAGTCTTTCATGTTATTCTCCTGAGTTTGATTTAGGAACAAAGGATTCAACATATTTGATATGTATCGTAGTGTTTCGTTTTTCTCGATTTAGGTTTGAATCCTAGCGTAGTTGCTCAGTACCCTTTCATTACTTGTTAGATAATGAAACTGTACCATGTCTGTTTAACATGGGCTTTTCGGAAACCTTTGCCTACCGCTTACAAACAATAGGTAAGTATTTCCTTTGCTCTACTATGTAGGATTCTCTCGCGCTACATGTGCCTACGGTAAGTAATCGGATTCTGACTAAATCCTCTGGCTTGTCGGGAAAGTATGTTTCGGGTTATGGAATTAGCCTGTTTAAGCTATCGACTCCACAATGGTACAAAAGACTTACCAGACGTAACGGTCGTTTCCCTCTGGACTTACTCTTGCCAAAATCTAACCCTACCAGAAACCTTAATGGACCTTACCGAACATTCGGTAGGATGGAATCGAACCATCCTAAAGAACCATCTACCGATTAGCTGCAATCATCATTTCAAGAGTCCAATGTGTAGATACTTTAAGTCGACGACAAAGGCGTAGGTGGTGCTGATAATGTTTGTAGATTTGTTTCATGCTTGTCATTGTCCGTTCCTCCTGCCCACATAAGAGCAATACACCTGCCAAACCTTAACTTATTTATTTTCTTATACATCCAATTCTTTGACACTTGAAAAAGTGTAAGGTTTTCCGACATGTAAACATGAAATGATACTTAACTTATTTAGAATCAATAACTTAAGTAAACGTCGGTAAACCTTACAACATTTTCATGTAAACGTATAAGTTTATTCTTTTGTTATGTTTACAAGGTTTTTAAAAGTGTAAGGTAAACCGATACCGACATATGTTCGGTGTGTCAATATTTTGACATGGTTTGTAAGTAATTGATTCTAGGTTAATAGATTATCGTATGATCTATAATCTATCATCTATTGACCGGGTAGACACCCCCAACAGACCACACGTGAACATTTTCAGTTTCAACTAATCCCCCCTTAATATAGATTTCCTTAAACTCCTAAGAATATCCACACTAGAAACCTTCCTAATAGAAGATTCTTTTTTAGGTTTCAAAAATTTTTTCCGCATCTCTTTCTGTCTTTCTTCTAATGAACCTTTACT